TTCGGTTGTTCCTTCGGTTGTTCCTTCGGTTGTTCCTTCGGTTGTTCCTTCGGTTGTTCCTTCGGTTGTTCCTTCGGTTGTTCCTTCGGTTGTTCCTTTTCAGCTATAAAATCATCTACTAGAATTTTATCTCCTGTGTTCCAAGATGAAATTAATTTATGTATAGGATGCTGAACAATTCCATACTTACTATAGATTTCAATTTCTCTTTGAAACCTTGTTATTTTACTTATAACAGAAGAAAACCATACCGGAGATCTAAAGTGTTCATGTACCCTAAAATTTACATTATTTTCTGAACATATATAATGGAGTGTGACTATTTTATCCATATTGAATATTTCCATCTTCAAGCGTATATTATATTTCAAAAAGTCTCCAGTGTCATTTGTTATATATAATCCAGTGTTATCTTCTATTGTTCCGTGTAAATCGCTATATAAAAATTGAAGGGTATTGTGCGATTTATATATATAATTTGTTTTTAGTTTCTTATCAAAGCAAATTTCGTACATTTTTATTACTTTTTTTTCAGTATCAGTGTGTTCTCTATCCTTGGGTTCTTGTAAATCAGATATCATTTTTTCAAAATGATTCCATGGTTTTATATTCGAGTCGAATCCAAATAATGTTACAACGTCCCTAGTATACAAAGTCATTAACAACTAAATTTTATTTTTTTTTTCTTCGTTTTACGAAAAAAGTAAAGAATATAAACAGTGAATTTAACTATGATATATATAGAAAAAAAATGTATAGGATACCGAGAACACCTGAAAATGAAAAAGTGTATACCGATCTTATAATATATCCTATACAACCAGTGAAATATGGACCAAAACCCAAACCGGTTATATGTTACAGACAATCGGATAATTATATATATATACCTAGGTACTTTGGTTTCACGAATTATGGTATTCCCAACGAAAAAAATGAAACCTTGTCAAATATTTCCTTGCAATTTAATGGAGAAATTAGAGAATACCAAAGAACAATTGTTTCAAAAACAATGGAAGCTTTTCGTGATCCTGGTTCCAGAGGCGGAGTTCTTGCGCTGAGTACTGGAAGTGGCAAATGTTTAAAAATAGACACACCTATTATCATGTATGATGGGACTGTTAAAATGGTCCAGAATATACAAATCGGAGACAAGTTAATGGGCGACGATTCAACTCCAAGAAAAGTTATTTCCTTAGCTCGGGGTACAGAGGAAATGTTTGAGATTCGGGACCCTAATGGAGAATCGTATACTGTAAATAAAAGTCATATCCTTTCTCTTAAGTTTAAAAACAAGGTCGTCGATATTCCTTTGACAAAATATCTCAGATATCCTAATCCGGAATATAAAGGATACAGAGTTCCCTTGGAATTCAAAGAATCTAATGTACCTGAAGATCCTTACATCACAGGAAAGACTTTAAATGCTTTGGATTGTATACCTATGATATACAAGTGCAATGCTAGAGAAATTCGGCTTAGGTTTCTAGCTGGTGTTATAGATGAGTATTGTTTACCAACAAAATCTGGGTATGTTGTTCCCTTTGGTATATTTAAGAAGCCAGTTATGGATGATTTAATATTTCTTGTGCGTTCACTTGGTATATCTTATCACAATGGTCTGATTTATGGGACTGTTTTAATTAATATTCCTTGTAAAAAGATAAATTATATCGAGTACCAAGAAAATACACTTCACTATGATATTTCTGTTGTTAATGTTGGTGTTTCAGAATACTATGGTTTTGAAATAGATGGAAACAGAAGATTCGTGTTGGGGGATTTCAGTGTCACACACAATACCGTTATCGCGTTAAAGGTCATTTCAGAGTTAAAGGTAAAAACATTAATTGTTATTCACAAAGAAATACTCATGGACCAATGGAAAGAACGTATACAACAATTCTTACCAAACGCAAGAGTAGGAACTATACAAAAAAGTGTTATCGATACAATCGATAAAGATATTATTCTTGGAATGATACAGAGTATATCCATGAAAGACTATGAAAATTCTGTTTTCAAAGATATAAATCTGTTGATCGTGGATGAATGTCATGTGATTAACTCGAGAAGTTTTAGCAAAACATTGTTCAAAGTGCATTCTAAGTATAAACTCGGATTGTCTGCGACTCCAAATAGAGTCGACGGATTGGATAAAGTTGTATTGTATCACATTGGACCAATTATATACACTCTAAATACCACCATTCTAGATCCAATTGTACACGTATACAATGCCCCGAGTATAGATATTGTAGTTGATACAAATTATATGGGGAATGCTAATTTACCGAAACTAATAACAGATTTGAGTATATCGGATGAAAGAAACAAGTTTATAATCAAGTATCTAAACTTGTATTCTCTAGAAGATAGGAAAATTATTGTCTTTTCCGATCGCGTTGATCACTGTAAAAATCTTAAGGCTATGTTCGACTCTTTACAAAATGGAAAAAGTTCAGGTGTGTTTATCGGAAAAATGGACACGGCTTCCAGAGAAGAATCAATGAAAAAGGACATTATATTTTGTTCTTATTCGATGGCAAAAGAGGGGTTTGATCTAAAAGAACTTGATACTCTTATGTTTGCTACACCGAGATCTGATATTGTTCAGGCAATTGGTAGAATTCTTAGACAAGTAAATAAAAATGTCCCAGTTGTCATTGATATCGTAGATAGCCTGGGCATTCTCACTGGTCAGTTTATGAAACGGAAAAGGTATTATATAGAAAAGAATTATATTGTTGAAAGAGCTCAGCTTAAGAAAGCATCCACAGATGAAACTCAGATTAAAAATCTGAAATTATTTTCTAAGTTTAAGATAAAGAAAGAAAATGACATTAAGTGATTTTACAATGCATGTTAAAACTTGGCAATTTATAGATTATTTATACGATGGTAAACATCCACGTTGGGAAAACGAATGTGTTACAGTTAACTTTATAGACAAAGGAATCATCAAGAATGGAAAAAAAGTGAGAAATACATGGGATGAAGTGTCCGTATTTGATCAGTTGTCCGACGATCAACTGACCATCATTATACAACGGATAAATTCGTATTATAATTCATTTAATATGTACAAGTAAAAATAAAATAAATAGTATAAGTAATGAAAACATTCATTGCGTTTATTTTAATATTTTGCAGTAATGCAGAAAGATTTTTAATAACGCTTCACAACAACAATATAAATAATATAGATAACGTTCGTACATTGGATACCGTAAACGTTGGTAACTTTAGTGGGTATGTCATTGAGACATCACTATCTTTTTCTGAATTAAAAAGTATTAAAAATATAAAAACTGTCGAACCTGATCACGAAATATATGTTCCTGACGTGTTTGTAGATTTCAATAATAAACAATGGGGTCTTGACAGAATCGATCAAAGGGATCTTCCCCTTGATAATGTATATAATCCGTCCAATGATGGAAACGGTGTATACATATACATGATAGACACCGGAATAAGATCAAACCATATCGAGTTCGAGTCGAGAGCTATAAACGGGTGGAACTTCGTAAATAATAATAATAAACCAATTGATGGCCATGGTCACGGAACACACGTGTCTAGTACAGCAACTGGAAAAACTGTCGGTGTAGCAAAAAAAGCAATCCCTATTGGTGTAAAAGTGTTAGACGACACAGGAAGTGGATCTTATGCTGCTGTTATAAAAGGTATTGAATGGGCTGTAAAACACGCGAAAGCAAATAAAAAGTGCGGAATCATATCTATGTCTCTTGGAGGTCCTAAAAATACTTTTCTAAATTCTGTTGTAAACAATGCAGTCGAACAAGGAGTAAATGTCATCGTTGCAGCTGGAAACGCTGGAACCGATGCTTGTTTGTCTTCTCCGGCTTCAGCTGAAAAAGCGATAACTGTTGGTTCGACGGATTCCCGTGACTATGTTTCTTATTTTTCGAATATTGGTACATGTGTTGATATTTTTGCCCCAGGATCAAGTATATACGGTGCATGGAGCACAACTAAAAATTCATATGTGACGATATCTGGAACATCGATGGCTACTCCACATGTAGCTGGAGCACTTGCTTTGTATCTGCACCAGAATGGATGTAACGCCGATATATCCAAATTTATTGATTATTCTACAAAAAATACTCTAAAAGGTATGTCTCCAAATACTGCAAATCGTCTGGTTTACACAAAATTCGACTACTGTCCTTCATTTGATTCTTTTGTCGATTGTCCAAAGAAATCTAAGAATGATTGCAAAGGCACGTGTTCATGGTGTGTAAATTCAAAAACATGTAGTGCAAAGGGGAATTGCGAAGGAATTTACTCCAATTGTACCATGGCTCCAACAACTTGTCCAACTACACCAGCACCAACTCGTATTTCGTGCCCCCCTCGCTGGCTAAAGTCTTTTTGTTCTAGAAAGGATAAAAAAAACGATTGTGCTAGTTCCAGCAGATGTGAATGGTGTGAATCCACCGGTATATGTAAAGTTTCTGGATGGTGTAACAGAAAATATTGTTTCTAACTGTTTTACCCAAAATAATTCTGAATAGTAAGTATCAGAATTACGAGTGTTATTCCTCTCTTTACTAGACTGAGATCGTTTATATTAATTCCAAGAATAGAGAACCCATTCCATCCTTCTGATAATATACTGTTCAAAACCAGCCAATCTATTGTTGATGCGTTTTCTTCCTCTATATTCAATAATATCAGTTCCATGTTATTATTGAATTTATGTGTGATTTCTTTCTGATTATAACGATATAGATATTTCTGAACGAATTCACCACTTCTCATATATTTAAACAGTTTTTCTTTATATTCGTCTAGATATATTATTATAATCATAAATATAATCTGAAACAATCCGTAAAATACAAACGAAGCCCAAGGATAGTTTTCTGTTGTTTTTTGTTTGATTAATATTTCCAATAAAAATCCTATTGATATTCCACAAGCAAGTGTAACAACACTGAAAAAGTTTTTAAAATTAGAAATAGATTTTTCTAGTGAGTATTTTATTTCAAGTACTTTAATTGATATTTCGTTAACCGAAGTTTCCTCTCCGTGTTTTACTAATTTATGAATAAATTGTTTCAGAATAATGAGATGTTTTATGAAAGTGAAAGAAAAAATCGCAGAATGTATGAAAAGCGACATTGTTCCGAAAATAGATGAAATGGGTATCAGAATATAAACAAATATTTTATATTCCTGTTGGAAATTTTCAAAGTTTGGTATTTTACTTACAGTGGATATAGAATAAACAATCATAATAATTGCTAAACACAATGATACAGCTACAATTTTATCTAGATCCGGAAACTTTTTATTGATATTTGGTTCGTTTTCTATATAAAATTTTTCTAGGTGGTCCTTGCTAAAATAAAATATACTTAAAGTGTACTGAATAGGTATTACAAAATCAAAAGCCATCGTTGGCGCATAATAAGACACTGTATTGAAATTTTGTATGATATAAACCATGGTATATGTGGGTTTTATGTAAAGTATTAAGTTTATAAATATAGTATAGAACCAACTTGTTATTGAAAAAATATTACTTTTTATTTTTTCTCTGTTTTCTTTTCTTTTAAATTCAAGGTTTAATTCGTTGTTTTCACCCATATTATTTAGACCTTCAATTACAACTTCGTGGTTTTGATTTCCTCTTGGAGATAATACCTTATTATACACATTTTCATAAATTGCTCTGGTTATATATCTGGGCTGGGGCTGCGATGTTCCGTATTCTGATACAGATATAATTTTCCTCTTTAGGAAATTGAGGATTCCTTTATTGGAAGATTTACGAGTTTTAGCTCTTTTTCTCAATCCGAGAATCACAAGAATCTTTTTAAATATGGACATAATAACATTATTTTTATTTTTTTTTGTTTATAAAATATATCATAAGAGACAATGGTTTCTACTTTTTATGGAATAGCTATAATTGTGATTATAGCTATAACTTTATTTTTTTTAGAAATTATTCAGAAAGAGCCTATAGTTTTAAACGAAAATAGAAACAATCAAGATACGTTAAATAGACTGGCATATAAAGTGGACTCACTTGTTGACCATATGCATAAATACGCTTATCCATCCGGTGAAGTGTCAAAGAGGCTATATAATAGATGGAAAACTATAAGAAATGACTCAGACGGATTAAAAGAAATTTCTTATCGTGAAAACACGGCAGCTTATACAATCTCAAAAAGTAAAATTAGAATATGTGTAAAGAATAAAAACAACATATATGAAGATGAAAACACAATGATGTTCGTTATGCTTCACGAGCTTGGTCATATAATGTCAGAATCTATGCACCATACATCAGAATTCAAAGAAAATTTCAGTCTTATTGTTCAAAAAGCAATTGAAATGAATCTTTACAGATATGAAGCTTTTTCCAGTTATCCGAAGAACTTCTGTGGCGTGGACATAAAAAATTCACCAGTAAATGAAAGAGGTTTAAGAAATTGGTAGGGTATAAAATACGAACAAATAAAAAATGAAGATCATCGATGGGACAGGCAACAGTCTTCTCGTATCGAAGATTTCTAAACATTTGCATGTTCCAATTGTTGAATCAGATATCCATTATTTTGGAGATGGAGAAATATCAATCGAGATATTTGAAAACATGAGAGGAGAAGATACCTTTATTATTCAAAGTATGTCCCATCCTGTAAACGACAATCTTATGAAACTCATTCTGATTATAGACACTCTTAAAAGAGCTTCAGCGAAAACTATAAATGTAGTATGTCCGTATCTATGTTATTCCAGACAGGATAGGAAAGCTGGTCCTAGAACACCTATTTCCGCGCGAGTTGTAGCGGACATGATATCTTTTTCTGGTGCTCATCGGGTACTAACAATTGACCTTCACGCTGAGCAGATTCAAGGATTTTATACAAATACAGTGGTTGATAATTTATATGGAAGTATCGTATTCAAAAACATTATTAAAAACATGATTAAAGAAACATTCACACCTAATAACACTGTTATCGTAGCTCCCGACGTCGGTGGAGTAAAAAGAGCAAGAATCATAGCAGAATTTATCGATGTTCCTATTTGTGTAATCGAGAAAAGAAGACCAAAGGCCGGTGAATGTGAAAGTATGAAAGTCATCGGAGACCCATTTCATAAGAACTGTATGATTGTAGACGATATCATTGATTCTGGAAAAACTATATGTAAAGCAGCTGAACTCCTAAAACAGATGGGTGCAAATTCTATTTCTATTTTTGTAACACATGGTGTTTTGTCAAACGGAGCAACTGAACGTCTTGAAAATAGTTGTGTTGACAAGATTTTTTTATCAAATACTCTGGATAATAGTCACAAATTTCTTAAATGTAATAAATTTGAGATAATTGATTTTTCGGAATTGATATCAAATGCAATTTTGTGCATTTCAAGAAATGAAAGCATTTCAGAATTGTTTACGTAGTTTTTTAATTTATTTTGTTTACTTCATGTAAATGAATTTTGTAACATACAATATTCAATTGTTACCATGGATGAAGAAACAGTATAATATATTTTCAAAATTCATTAAAAAATACGACATTATATTTATCCAGGAGGCATTTTTTAGTTTTTACCCAAAACATGGGAAATTGAAAATACTCTCGATACTGAATAAATATAATTTCGCTTACTCTCCTATGCCACATTATAAAGTCGACGGTGGACTTATAATTGCAAGTCGGTATCCTATTATTTATCGGAAATTCATCCCATTTACATGTTCAGAAAGCGTTGATAGGTTATCTGAGAAAGGGTTTTTACACTGTATTATAAATTCTCCTTTGGGGTACATACATTGTATAAACACGCACATGCAATCTGCATATTTAGACGATGAATGGCCATATACTGGACACCATTTAGAAACCAGAGTTAAGCAATTGAAACAGTTAATTGAATTTGTTGTTACTGTACATGGAAAGATAATAATTGGAGGAGATTTTAATGTTGTTAACGATACAGAAGAAAATGCTGTAAAGGAAATATTTAAGAAATTAAATATCGACAATATTATTTTTAATAAATTTGATTGTATATTGTCGAACTTGAAATTGTTTCATTGTAACGAACGTGAATCTATTGCAGAATGGAGTGATCATGAACCTTTGTCGTGTAAAGTTCAATATTAATTCTAAAAATCGTCTGTGTCTGTCGTAAAAGAAGAATTCGACACTCCAGAATGTCCACCCGACATGTAATCAGATACTTTATGTTCGAAGAAATTCGTTTTTCCATCGAGATTAATAGACTCGATAAAAGGGAAAGGGTTTTCTACCTTAAAAACACAACTGTATCCCAACTGCTGAAGAAGTCTGTCGGCCACAAATTCAATGTATTGTGACATGAGTCTTTTGTTCATCCCAATCATGTCACATGGTATCGATTCGCATATGAATTCTTTTTCAAGAATAACTGCTTCTTTCATGATATTGTGTACGATATGTTCCATGGGCTTGTATTTTATTTTCTTGAATATCATAACAGCACATAGAGTATGCAACGATTCATCCCTTGAAATCAACTCGTTACTGTGCCCAAGAGTTTTAATCATTTTTCCTTTATCTTTAAGCCAAAAAATAGCACAGAATGCTCCAGAAAAGAATACTCCCTCTACTATAGAGAAAGCTACAAGCCTAATAACGAATGGTTTTGTCGCGTTAATCCAATCTAAAGCCCATTTGGCTTTTTTCTGTATAACGGGAATTTCGTAAATTGCATTAAATAACATTGATTTTCTTTTCTCGTCTTTGATGAGAGCTTCAATCATATTAGCATAAGTATGACCATGTACATTCTCAATCATGATCTGAAAACCATAGAAACATCTCACTTCTGGGGACTTTACTTCTTGTGCGAACTGCGATACTAGATTTTCATTTACAATCCCATCACTCGAAGCAAAAAAAGCAAGAACATGTTCGATAAAGAACTTTTCTTCCGGCAATAAAGTCTCCCAGCACTTAAGATCTCCGGCATAATCAATTTCCTCTGCTTTCCAAATAGCCGCTTCGTGTTTTTTATACAGATTCCATATATCCTCGTATTTTTTATCAATAGGAAGAATTGTGTATCGTTTTCTGTCTTCCGACAAAACTTCTTCCTCGGATTGTTTACTCAGAATAAAGTCGAGACTGTACATTTTCTAATATATATAGATATTTTTTTTTAAGTAATTTGTTTTTTTTTAAAAGAAGTTTCCACGAGATTTTCATGTTCATACCATATTTTCTCGAGTGAATCTCTTATTTTTTTCTTCAGAGGTTCCTGTTTATTAGAAATTTGTAAAGTTCTCAATCTCAGGTAATTGTCGAAATTTAATCCATACTTAATTATATCTCCTATATATGTAGGTGGGTTTCTCGATTGCTCAATATTAGGCTGAATTATATTTTTCATGGCGTATTGAAGTTCATGATTTTTCATTCTGAATCTTGATCTATTATTTATTTCGTTAAATGTATTTTTGTTCTTTATATAATTCAATGGGCGACAGTTCAGTTGATTTTTCTTAATAATGTAGTTTTTTTTAACGGTAGATTTTTCCAGTATAACACATTGAGGAACAAGACAAGACATACAAATCAAATGAGGCCGTAGTTCCCATAGATGTTTTTTGAATATCACGGATTGTATTTCATCAGAATATGATAAATAAGACAAAATTTCATGTATTTCTGGTATTTCTAGTAAATAAGGAATATTTGAGTAAATTAAATCAACAACTAAAGGTTGGTCAGTATAACACATACCTATACGAGTTTCAAAAGGAATTGTTGATTTTTTTTTAACGAAATCTTCGATAATTTCATAAGCGTTCAAATACATATCAGATTCAGAGAATTTTAGAATGTTTTTTATATTTTCCTCATTGAGAACTTTCTTAGACGAAAGAGAATATAATTTTAAATAATGAAGTAATTTTCTAATGTCATGTTTACATGCTTCGATTGTTTCTATTAATGCCGGTTCGGTGATTATTTTCTGTTCGTTTTCGAGCACATTCGATGCAAACCCGATTAATTCTTCTTTTGTTGGTGGTTTCAATTGAATGATTTTTATTTTCATAGGTGTGTCGTATTTCTTTTTCAGTTTATTGGAATTTGATATACATATTACAGGTATTTCCAAAGGTGGATATTTATTAAGAAGATCAACAAACTCAGTGTATAATGTTCCTTCCCCTAAAGTTTGCTCCAAACTGTCAATCACAATTGCAATAGATTTATTTCCGGAAAGTATTTTCTGTACAGAAACAGACATCAATACTTTTTGCAATTTCTCGAGAAGTTCTTTCTTTTCTGGATATATATCAGAATTGAGTTCAAATATTTTAAAAAAGGTTTTTTCTAGTAATAATTCAGTGATCAGAGTTTTTCCTATTCCGTGTGGACCATATAAAATAGCAAAATTTTGAGTGTGTTCTTTTTTTATTTTACAACTGATCCAGTTATTTAATTCAATAATAGATTCTTTGTTTCCAAGAACACCTGAAATATCTACTGGTCTGTATTTCTGTTCGAAAAGAACTTCTTTTATAACAGGTTTCGTTGATCTTTGAATAATAAAATCATCACACGAAAAAGGATTCAATACTTTCCTTTGGACAAGCTGGGTATCTTTGGGTTCCTTTGGAGTTTTAGGTTCCTTTGGAGTTTTAGGTTCCTTTGGAGTTTTAGGTTCCTTTGGAGTTTTAGGTTCCTTTGGAGTTTTAGGTTCCTTT